ACCTAATTGGTAGACCCGCCTCGTGCGACACGCCCAAGGGGGGCGACCCCCAAAGGGTCGATCCCAATAGCTATTAAGAGGGCATTAAGAAATCACTGGAATTTTCACGAAAATTTTTTAAAATTATTTTTCAAAAAATGTCGTACCCTTATGCTAGGATGTAACTACATCAACAGATTGGAAGCCAAATGACCTACTTCAACCGCTACCTAGAAATCGCTAAGAGTGCAACAGCATCCGAGATTGAATTGGCAACACAGTGGTATTGTGACGCAGAACTAATTGCCCACGATGTTACTCGTATTCTAAACGCTCGTGGAATTGTTGCAACACTTGAAACAGGTGCTAGTGTTGTTTCATCATTCTCACCTCGTCAGCGTTGGAATCGCAATGTTGTTCAAGCATTAGACTTTGCACATACAGGACAGGCAACAGGACTAAAGAATAATTTAGTTATGGCACAAAATAGTTTAGTGTTAGGTTTCAATGCACTAAAGGGATTAAAAACAAATGCATTCGCCCGAGCAATCGCTGGTGATGAAAATGCGGTGACAATAGATGTATGGATGTGTTATGCAGGTGGACTAGATACTAATGCACCAAATAAAACACAATACCGCGAAATGTCGCAAGCAGTTATGGATGTTGCTAAAGAGTTACACCTAACACCTCGCACAACTCAAGCACTTATCTGGATAATCTTTAGGGGGTCTGCACACTAATGAAAATTTTTATCTGGATAGTAATAATTCTTTTAATACTCGGTGCGTGTTCGGGTTCATAGCACCGCCCTTCGGGGTCGACCCCCACCCATCTTAATAACATTAAGAGGGCTTTTTAAAATTCACGAGAAAAAATGTCGTACCCTTGTGCTATAGTAAAACTATCAACCTAAAGGAGAAAAATGTTCACTCTAAATAACATCACTAAGACCGCCGACCACTCTGCCTATTTAGTTTCATCAAAGGCTTGCCCAACTTGTGATGATGTAATCACTATTGAGATTGCCCCTGACAAATTATTTTTATACAATCAGGGTGGCTATGCTCAAGATGTTCTTGATGGTTTTGAGCCTGATACTCGTGAGCGTTTTATTACAGGTACTTGCGGTGATTGTTGGAACGCTATGTTTGGACAAGGTGATTTAGATTACCTTATTGACGACTATGCTGAAGCATCACTATTTGGTTGGGAAAACTAAAACCACCAGCCCTTCGGGGCAGGGGGGCGACCCCCCTCACTTAATGACATTAAGAGAGCTTTTTAAATTTCACCAAAAAATGTCGTACCCCTGTGGTATGATGAAATCATAAACCAAAAGGAGAAAAAATGACAGACAAGAAATCACTCGCAGACCTTACCGATGAATTGGTAAATGTTATGTATGAATTGGATAAGGCAAAATACTCACGACCTGAGCGCATACACGGTTGGATTAAAACAAGTTATCTTTTGGCTTTTGGTTTGGACAACAATTTAGGCAAGCGACAACTTGCCAACACTTTACAACGACAAATTGACGAAGCAAGGCAAGAATTGTCAGACCTATGTGCTAAGGTAGAGGTATGAAAAAGTTAATCACCACAACAGCAACACCAGAGCAATTACAAGCACGATTAGAGTTACGCCGTAGCAACGCAAGCGGTGGACACAAAAATAAAAAAGCCTACACTCGCAAAACAAAACATAAAGGAATAGGATACTAATGGGAAATCAAACAGCAATCTCAATCTCAGAAACAGACATCACTTTGGAACAGCAAATTGCTTGGCACTTGCAAGGCAATCACTATCCACCAATTCCAACAACTATGGTTCAGCCTTGTATTGACGCTATTGACGCATACAATGAAGATAACCCTAGTTTAGAAATTGAAATGCCTGAAGGTGTATTCTACAAGGGCAACACCACCGCCCCTGCTTGGGCAATCATTGAACAGCATCACCTAGATGCTTGGTGCTATTCTGAAGACTACATAGATGACGCTTGGCTTGACGAAGATGAGGACTCTGAGTAGTCCTCACCCTTCGGGGTCGACCCCCGCAGCCGATCCTATTACGATAGCTTCAAAAATTGCCTGGAATTTAAGGTGTTTTGGTACCAAAAATGTCAGACCCTTGTGGTAGAGTATCACTATGGAAACAATAAAAAAGATTCTAGATTATTTTGACCAAAATGGTTTTTACCATTCCGACCTAATTGAATACCACATTGGTTGCTGTGAGTGTGAAATTGCTTATGCAAATACACAGCCGACCAAGCACTATGAACACTAAAAATGTCAGACCCCTATGATAAGGTGGAACTATGTTTCAAGATAAAGCAAACTGCCTAAAGGCAGACACCAATCTTTTCTTTTCTGAATTGAAAAGCAAAGTAGCAAAAGCAAAAGAAATCTGTAACTCTTGTTTAGTAATAAATGAGTGTTTACAGTTTTCAATAGACAACAACATTGAACACGGAACTTTTGGTGGACTAACCGAAAGCGAACGAAAGGGATTACTAAATGTGTAAGGTTCACCCAATCATAAATGTAACCGATAGAGATAACCCAACCTGTATGCTATGCGGTGCAAGCGTACCAGAAGCGAGAGATGATTACTAAAATGGAATTTCAAACTAACTTATTTATTCAGTATGACCCACACCCAACAAACTATGCTAACCCCTATGAGTTTACAAATGTTCACCCAGACAATAAATACAAAATTGAAAATGGTATGTTGTCTTTTGAAACTGTAAGCGGTAACGAAATTATTTACATACCAGCCGAAAACATTTTATTTTTTTACACAACTTGCGAAAGGGTTGGTTCATAACCAGCCCTCTCGGGGGGCGACCCCCCGCCCTTCCTTTTACGAAGGGCATAAAATTTCACCGAAAAATAAATAAAAAAAAAATAAAAAAAGTCTTGAAAATGTCAGACCGTTGTGCTAAGATTATACTAATCAACCGAAAGGAAGCAAAAATGGATAAATCATCTATTACAGTAGGCAGTACCCTTACAACTCTAACCTCAAAGGTTACAGGACAGGTAAAGGAAATTGTCAAAAACGCAAATGGCTCTTTGCGTGTTCGTCTTGATGTAAATGGTCAAGACCGTTGGACAACCGTAAAGTAGTCTGATTGTGGGGGTATGGCAAAAAATGTCATACCCCTGTGATAAGATTATTTTACAACCTACCAACAAAAAGGAAAATAAAATGGGATTAGACCAATACCTATCAGCAACCGAATACATTTCCCGATACGATTGGGATAACGACAACGACAACCGCAACGAATTGTTTTACCAGATTGTAGAGCAGTTTGGTGTTTCCGACCAAGTTTCTAAGGATAGTTTTGGCGGAATAAACATTGACTTCCCTATGGGTTATTGGCGTAAGTCAAATCAAATCCATAATTGGTTTGTGGAAACCATTGGTAATGGTGTAGACGAGTGTCAGAAAATGTTTGTCAATCGTGAAAACCTAGAGGAATTGAAATCTTTGTGTGAGCAGGTTCTCGCAGATAATTCTTTAGCATCAGAACTTTTGCCAACAGCATCAGGTTTCTTTTTTGGTTCAACCGAATTTGACGAATACTATTTCGCAGACTTAAAGCACACGGTTGAAACGATTGACCGTTGCCTTGCTTCTAAGTTTGATTACTTTGAGTATCAGGCTTCTTGGTAAAGCCACCGCCCCCATCGTCTATTGGTTAGGATTTCACGCTTTCATCGTGAAGGACAGGGTTCAATTCCCTGTGGGGGTACTAAGGTCTCATAGCATAATTGGTTAATGCACCACCCTGTCACGGTGGAGAGTGCGGGTTCGAATCCCGCTGGGATCGCCAAAGCTGGGGGGCGACCCCTCACCCTTATATTTACGAAGCTTCCAAAAATTCACCGAAAAAAGTCTTGAAAATGTCGGTGGTATGTGATAGAGTTTCACTATGAGTTACATTAAACGCCTACTAGAGGAAATTGAGGAACTACCTGTGTCTTTTAAGATTACAACCGCTATTGAAACAACCTATGATGAACTTGACATTATCCGAGAAATGCTTGCCACAGGTGAGTATGGATTTGGTTTGTCAGACATTACAACCGAAGCAGTTATTGACTTTATTGGTCGCCTAGAGTTTGGTTCTGATGTTATGTATAACAACACAACACACACAACATTCGCTAAGGCTGTTACATACCGTATCTATGATGAAAACGGTTCAGGTGATTTCTTTAACCGTTCGTTTGACGGTGTATCAGAAAACATTAGAAACGCACAAAATGGAACAGACCCAGAAGCATTAAAGAAACTTCTTGGTGGATACTTTGAGGGGGAATAATGAGAGCAACAATCAGTCGTCAATACCGAGAGGGTAATTGGTCAATTTATTCAGAGGACATAGACCACCATTGGGAAAGGTTTTTAGAAGTTTGCCCATTTGAGTTTGATAAAGAAATCGCTTTGCACCGTTGGTATGCTGAGGGATTTATTCAGGCACTATTTGGTAGTGGTGCTCAATTAAGCATAGAATGGCAAAATAATTAAAAAAAAGTCTTGAAAATGTCAGACCTATCTGATAAGATAATCTTATAAACCTACCGAAAGAGAGAAAATAATGGGTGCTAGAGTACACTTTTTATTCAATGACGGAACTGATAATTCCGTAGTGCTTTATTCACATTGGGGCGAGGATAGTTGGCAACAAGACTTAGCCAAAGCAATTCGTCACGCACAACCACGCTTGGGTGATACATCATACTTTACTCGTATGGTTATTTCACACCTTATTCAGAACGAACTACTTGATGAAACAGGCTATGGTATTTATGCCATAGACCCAAGAGCAGCCAACGCAGTAATTTCTGATGAATTAGTTGAGATTGACTTAGTAAAAGAAACTGTAAATGGTTATTCATTTGACAGTATGATGATTTGGCAGGAAGCGTAATGACACATTATTTCGCAACAGACGGAAACTATGGTGACGGTACAGGTATGATTATGCTAGTCACCGATAATTGGACAGAAGAAATGTGGGAACTAATTGCTAGTGTTACTGATAGCAATCGCATCATTGTTGCTCATAGGTTTGCTCACGGCTATACAGTAGATGAAATAGAAAAGGAATTATTTAATGGATAAAGCAGTTTATGAATTACTAGCAGAGTGGTATCCAGATGGTGTATTCACAGAAGATGAACTTTGGGAAGTGATTGCCGAAGTTGATGGTCATAAACAAGATTACTATGCAGATGGTGATTTGACCGAGTGGCTTTAAGCCACCCCTTCGGGGTCGACCCCCCTAGCTCTCATTTACGAGAGATCTAAAAATTCACCGAAAAAAGTCTTGTTTTTGTCGTACCTATGGTGTATAGTAGTATTTGTATGTGGGGCTAATACCACTAGACGGTACGAGAAAATGGTTGAAATTCTAGAACTAAAGACCAGTTCCCCACATACTAACAACCTACTGCAAAGGAATAGAAATGTCAGAACAATGTACCGAGTGTGGAAACACTTACCGCTCACAAATAGTGTGGAAATCAGAACTACCTAATTTTATGGTAGAGGACTTAACCCCAGAACAATTAGCAAATCTAATAGATTGTTTAGATGAAGCGGTTGAAATTGTCGCAACAGATTTTGGTGTTGGTCAGTAATGATAGATTGGGAAGCCATTATAGATTGGGAAGCAGTAGATAGTCTGTCACCCGAAGCAACCAAGCAGTTACTAAAAATGTTAGAGGAAGCAGGTTACTAATGCCTAAGTATTTATTTGTATCTAAACGAACTACCGATTTTGAGGACATTGTGGAAGCAGACACACAAGATGAAGCGGTAAAGATTTTTGAGGAACTTATCGCTGATGAAATGAACATAGTAGACCAGTATTTTCAGTATGGCACTTATGGATTGGAAGTAGACTAATGCAGTATCATTATGTAGTTATGTATGATGAAGATACAGATAAGTTTGAGATAGATGTTGATACCACTTTCACATTATTTCAAGACGGTGTTGCCTTTGACCTTACTCATCAAGAATGGCATTTGAATGATGAACTTATGGAAGCAGATTATTTAGACTATGGACAAATGCTACACGATAAGTTGGGTGCATAATGTCTAACTATGAAGATGGGTTTCAAGATGGTATCCGCCACCATAAAGATGAATTGTTAGCGTGGGCAGATACCTTTGAGGATTTTGAGAACTACCAGCATTTTTATGAATTGCTAATTGAAAAGTTGGAGCAGTGAAATATTTTATTTGGATAATTTTTATCTTATTATTTCTTGGTGGGCTGAGTAGTAAACTCTAGCCCATCGGGGGTCGACCCCCCGCAGCTCTATTTACGATAGATCTAAAAATTCACGAAAGTTTCCTGAAATAAACCTTGATTATTGTCGTACCCTTGTGCTATGATTAGTTTATCAAACAAACGAAAGGAAATAAAATGGCGATTGACCAGATTGAAATCATCAACGGTAAGGCTTCTTACGCTTCTTTGCGTACACCTGCCTACCACCAACTTGGAACTGTTTTCCAAGATGAAGTTACAACTTCAGAAATGCTATCTTTAGCAAACCTAGATAATTGGAATGTTCACCTAGAGGACATTCCGCTACCCGATAACTATTCATCAACAACTAATAACTTTCTAGTTGTGCGTGACCACCCAGAGGACAAGCACCCAGATGTTTTGTCTGTTGTTGGACAGCGTTACAAGACTTTGCAAAACGAGGAATTGTTTGCTTTCGGTGACAACCTGCTTGACGGTGGTCGTTGGGAAGTTGCTGGCTCATTGAAAAATGGTCGTGTTGTCTTTGGTGCATTAGCCCTAGAGCGTGAAACCGTACTTGACCCAAATGGTGTTCGTGATGTTATCAAGAATTACCTTGCTATCTCTACTAGCCACGATGGTTCTAGTGCTGTTCAGGCAACAGTTACACCAATTCGTTTGACCTGTATGAATACTCACACCGCCGTATTCCGTAAGGGTGCTAATCAGTCATTCAAGTTGCGACACACACAGTCTATTGACGGTAGAGTTGCACAGGCTCGCGAAGCATTAGGTTTGGCTAACAAGTACCTTGATGAGTTTGACAAACTTGCACACGCTATGATTGAAACTGAAATCAGCAAAGCACAGTTTGACCAGATTGTTTCTCTTGCATACCCAATGCCAGAAGCAGACAAAAAGGGTGCTATGAAAAAGTGGGAAAATAAACTTGACCTACTTGAGGAAATCTATGTTGGCGATACCAACGGTATGATTGCTGGCAACGCTTGGGGTGCTTACAATGCACTTACAGAACGCCTTGATTGGTTCAGAACTTCTCGCGGTAATGACGAAAGTCTACTTATGGGTACGGCAGGTTTTGACCCTGTTGTGAACGCAGAGAAAAATAAACTATTGTCAATCGTAACTGAAGTGGCTGGGGTATAACCCCCAGCCCTTCGGGGTTTTCAGCCCTTCGGGGTCGACCCCCCGATCCCCTATTTACGAAGCTCCCAAAAATTCACTGAAAAAAACTATTGTTTTTGTCTGACCCCTGTGCTAAGATGTACTTATCAACCTACCGAAAGGAATACAAATGCCAAACTGGTGTTTCAATTCAGTTATCGTATCCGCTAAGACCGAAGCAGAACTTACAGAGTTTCTAGATTTCTGCGACCAGACACATACCTCACACCATAAAAACTGGGACGGTGAAGTAGAAGTAGATGAAAATGCTAAGGGTGTTTTCTGGAACTTTGTTACCCCTACCGACCTTGTTTCGTATTGGGGTAATGACACTATGAAGCCACGACCAGAGGGTACAGACTTTATGACCAACTTTGTAAATGAAATGCAAAATGGTATGGACTGGTATCATTGGAATGTTCGTAACTGGGGTACTAAGTGGGACATACACCTAGAGCGTGATTACATTACTGTTATTCATAATGAAAAAAATGACAACTATTATTTTAACTGGAACTTTGATACTGCTTGGTCGCCAGCCGTAGAAGTGTATGAAGTTATGGCAAAGCGTTTCCCTAATCTTGAGTTTGACTTTGAGATTACAGAGGAAGCCAACTTTTATCTAGGCAAACTAAACTATGCAGGTGGTGAACTTGTATCACAGAATTGGGTAGATGACCCATCACACGCAGACTTTATGGAGTTTGACCTACCTTGTTCACATTGTAACTGGGGTGAAGATGTGTTTGATTTATCAGTAACAGACATTGACGAACTTGAAGAGCAACTCGGTTACTACTATGACGATTGCCCACCAGCCCAGCAACTCAAAGATAGAATTGCTGAATTAAGTATTGACAATCCTAGTGAAGATGTGCTAGAATTGTCACTATCAACCACTACCCAAAAGGAAAACTAAGATGACAGAAATGCAATCATTCCCAAGCCAACCATTAGAACCAGAATTGGTGTATGACCCATACGCCAAGATTGTTGTAAATGTTAGCCCAAGTTACTCAAGTGTAACTCCAGAAGTTTTGGAAGCACATCAGGTAACTTCGCTAAAGAACAATGAAGAAATACGCAAACAGCGTATCATAAAAACAAATGGTCAGATTGACAATGTTCGTGAGTATCTACTTGAAAACTATGATGAACTTGACAATCACGCAGACGAGATTGCTCGCTTGCTTGACATTGAACTTACCAACGAAGTCACCGTTGATGTAAATGTAACTTTCTCGGTTACAATGACACTACCAATGGGTACTGATGCAAATGATGTAGAGGGTCACGATTTCTCGTTTGATGTTATTAGCGAAAACTCAGACTACGAAATTCAAGACTACGATACTTGCACAATCTATTGTACCGAGGGCTAATTCTGCGGGTAGGTAGAAAAGATGTGGCAAGGGATAACCACATAAACAAAAACCCTTTTTTTAAGGAATAGCCCACTTCGGTGGGCTTTTTCTTTGCCCGAGGGGGCGACCCCCAAAGCTGCCTATTTACGAAGGATCAAAAAATTCACGGAAATCTAGGTCGACCCTAAAAAGTACCTATTTACGAAGAGGTTAAAAATTCACGGAAAAAACCCTTGAAAAATGTCGGTGTAGTGTGGTAGGATTTGTGTATCAACCAAACAAGGAGAAAAAATGGCAGAATATCAGGTCATTGTTTATGGCTGGATTACCGCAGATAACCTACAAGAAGCCGAAGAGATGTATGCAGATAATCAGTGGTTTATTGACTATCATGTATTAGAAGATGAAAATGGACAACAGTTTGACCAGAACGATATTGAGGAGTTAGCAAATGCAACAAGTGGCTCTAACTAAAAACTATTATATAACTGTATCTAGTAATAGTAGTATTGTTATAAGTGAAGAAGAATATGACCAGTATCTTCTTGACAATCCCGCCGATGGTGTGGTAGACTACGAAGATATGTTTGACTACTTTGAGGCAAAGGGTCACAATGTAAGTACAGATGAAGAAGCAATCGACTATGAAAATAATGGAGTAGAAATTGAGTTCCTATAAAGTAACCTTTATCGCAGACTATTTTGTCTTATCTACAACCGTAGATGTAGACAGTATCGAGTTAGTAAATCCTAATTCAAGGGGTTCACTAAGCGATACCATTTATGAAGAGCAAATCATTGAACGCAAAGCAAATGATTTTCTAAAAGATTGGTGTGGTTTTGCCCCACTAGAATTTGTTTATTCAACCGAGATAGAGGAAGTATCTTATGCCTAATTACAATGTAGAAGTAACTGTTAATTTTATGTATGAAGTAGAAGCCGACAGCCCCCAAGAAGCAGAAGTACAAGGCTGGAATTGGGAAGATTACAATATGTTTGGTGAAGTCTATTCAATAGATGTATCAGAGATTGGAGAAGATGAAGATGAGTAAATCAATCGATCCCGACCTAAGATTGCTAGAACGAATTGCAGAAAAATTAGCAGAAGACTTAGTACAAATGCATAAGGATACTGCTATTGAATTGCAGTATTGGGAACACGGTCTACGCCTTGTAGATTATTTTTATAACACCTATTCGTCAGTAGAGATTGGAAAGAAGAAAATACGATGACACTAGAAGACCTAAGAGAACAACTACAAGAGAATTTAATTAGTTATATGGATACTGTTCAATCACAGTACCTAGATATAGATAGACAATGGGTCTATGATGATTTATGTCAGGTTATTGTAGACACCTTTAATGAAGCTTTTTTCGCACACCCCCCAAGTACTCTTAAAGCACAAATCCAATAAGGAGATTAAATAATGTATGATGAACTAAAGGATAATATTTATAGTGGTATAGCCAAATATCTAGATAGTATAGATATTGGTCAAGATGAGTCAGCGATTGATAAACTTGTCTTTGATATATGTGATGTTATTGATGAAGCTTTTGAGTGGTATTTCTTTGCAAGTTCCCCACTTAACCTTGACAATAACCCCCAAATCTGATAGGATTTCCCTATGAAACTAATTAGACAACTTACACGCACACAAGACATTTGGCAGGAAGTAATCGTGCCAGATAGTCTTTTAGACGAACTACCCAACCTAAATGCTGAAACACTATCTAGTCTTGATTGGCTAGAGTGGACAGAAGTTTGGGAAACTATTGAGTTTGCACAAGAACCTGTTGAGATAACAGAAAAACTCAATGATGTATTTGATGTAGATGTTTACGACTACGGATTTTTGGAGAACTAATGCAAAAGATATATGACCTAAATAATTTATCAGATAATCAGATTGGTTGCTGGATTGACGGCACTAATATGAGTGGTAAAGAATTAGATATTCAGATTGTTGAAACCGCCCTACACTTTGGTATGCCATTAAATGTAGAAGATTGGAAAGAACTAAAAAACCAATTAGACGACTATCCTGGTGATGAGTTAATCCTTGAAGATTTACAAGGTGTTGCGGAGTGGGCATATGATTGGTTTAATATAAAGGTAGAAGATACAGGCTACTACTTTGAAATAGATGCAAATTGCCTTTTCCTTACCCACGAAGATTTGGAGTTAATCAATGACTAAACAAGAGTTACAAGATAAGATAGATAAGATAAACATAGATATTGCATATGCTGAAGATACGGCGGAGTGGAATAGTTTATGTCAAACTAGAGCAAACTACCTAGATGAATTGGAAGAATTGGAGTGGTTAGAAAATGAATAAAGATGAATTAATCGAACATATGTTTAAGACCCTAGCAGAAGTTGAAGAGCAAGATTCCAATAATTGGGATAGGCTTTTAGAAGCTGGGGATTACCAAGAGATAGACCTTGACAAGGCTTGGCATAACGGCTATGCTAGTGCTATATCAACAGTAAGGAATATGTTAAATGACAAATAAAGTAATCAGAGATGATGTAACTATTACCTATGAAGAGGTAATTCCAGAAGATAAGCAACAGGCAGAGTTTTATGTCTATGATAATGATATGCAGACTTATGCTGTATTAGAGTATAAGGACCGTGTACTTGATGTTGCTCGTAATGGGCAGATGTATATTTCGATCCCGTCCGAAGATTTAGAAACAGGCGAGTGGGTAGAGCATGAAATCAATATCTGTCGCTATTCAGACGACCTAGAGCGGTTTGCAGAAACAGACCAGGAATTATATGATTTGATTCACCTATGGTCGGTAGAGCGTGAGTATGAGATTTATCATAATAACCCTTGGTGGGAAGTATGGAACGATGATGTTCTGCCTGAAGGTGCGGTAATGGATAGTTTCTATGAGGCTATTGATTGGGCTATTGAGTTTATCAAAGATGATAGTAATTGGGAGTCGTAACATCTTGACAACCACCCACATTTTTGATACAATAGACCTAAAGGATAACTATGAATTGGATTGCACGACATAGACAAAAAGCAAAGAAACTCTCGGACATTTTTTCAGATACACGCATTAGTGCTTTGTTGCTCGCAAGGGCTACAAATGACGAAATGAATTGGCAAGCAAAAGCCAATGCGTATGAGTGGGTAAATGGTATGCAAATACTTGACGGCTTAGGCGAACCTACTGAATACAATGATGACGGTACTGTAAAACTGCCAGATTTTCCTGTTTAACCTAAAATCCCCTGCTAAAAGCTATTGACTTTTGGCAGGGGTAGGGTCGACCCCTTAAAAAACTGAATAGACATTACGAGAGCCTTTAAAAAATCACGGGAAGTTGGAGAAAAATGGATCAAGATAAGACATACACTGATGGATTAGTATATGCATATAAGCAAATGGAAAGATATACTCAAGCTGGTGTATATGTTATACCTGTTACTGGTATTATGAATAATATTCTTAATGAAATCCGATCTCAATCTAAATTAGATTTGTCACACATTGAGATAGATGAACCTTTGTGGTATCGACCCCATAATTAATCTATTAGACATTACGAAGAGCATAAAAATTCGCGGGGATTTAGGAAAATACCTTGACATTCAATACTATATATGTATAGGTAATAAGAAAGCATATGAAATCATATAGAATTAGATTAAAACCCCGCATTTTTACACAGTTTTCTATCATTTATGATAGTTTTATCTGTGTTTTCTATGCATTTTGTATGCATATTTGCACACATTTGTCAAGAGATATTTGGTATGGGATTACGATGAAGCTCTAAATTTCACAGGATATGTGGATATATGTGGAGCATAGGGGATTACGGTGGAGTTTTTTGGATCACACAATTACTCATACAAATCAAAAATATCTGTCTATGTCTATATAAACTATTAGATAAATGTCTATTGGGTATAAACTGTGGATAACTTGTGTATATCTGTGGATAACTTTGGCGGAACAATACACTAGACAATCAGCATATACTCTGATATAATTTGTTTATGACTATTGTACAAACAGCAAGAAAAGAACTTGATGACTATATAAAGGAAAACAATCTTGTATTATCCTCTAAAGAATATGAAGAGATGTTTATTAATCTCTATGGGAAGTATATAGATCGTCTTCTGACTAACCCGCCAAAATCTAAGAGAAAGAATGGACTACGTTGAGCGATAAAGCTATAAGAAAGTTAGCCCTTGAATGGTTATCTCACCCTACTACTGAAATATACGGTAAACAATTAATGTGGGCTTTTACAGAAGTACCTACACTATGGGAAAAGTTTGAAAAAGAGGAAGAAATGGAAAAATTACAAGAATTAAAAGAAGCCATATATAAGCTTCATTATAAGGTAGAACATATATATGATAAGCAGTCTTGTTGTCAATGTGGTCAGCAATATCCTTGTGCTACCCTCCGTTTGTTGGATAAACATTAATGAATATTAAAGAGTTTTTAGAGATTATGGGTAAGTCTATTCCTGGTATAGAAACAGAGATGGGTAGGCAGTTAACTCCAGAGGAAACCCGCCAAATTATTAGAGGTGCTATTACTAAATGGAATCTAACCAATCCAGATGAATGGTTAGTTATACCTGCGGAGTTTACCGATGATAAAGTGTGATGTTTGTAGCAAGAAAATAGATATCTGGTTTCCAGATAAAGGTATAAATAAATGTGACAAATGCCACATTACAGGAGCGAAATGATGCTAATTATAGAATCTTTAGTGCTATTCTTTGTAGCACTTAATTGTGTATATAATATCAAAAAGTATTACGAGGACAAGAAAAAATGACGGTAATTGTAGGACTATTAGATAATGGTGTTGTTCATCTATGTGCCGATAGAGGTATATCAGATGACGATATCATTGTTTCTATGTCTGCTCCTAAGATCCGTCAAAATGGTGCATATATCATTGGGTATGCCGATTGTCCTGGAACAGGACAGTTATTGCATCATATGACACTACCTACTCCACCTAAAAGAAATACAGAAAAGTTTATGAAAACTACCTTTGTAACTGCGGTACGCAAAGCATTGGTAGATTCAGGTGTGGATTTAAAAGAAAATGCTCACGCTTCATTTTTAATTGGAGTGTCTTCAGAGCTTTATTTAATGGATACTTCAGATTGGCAAGTATTGCCTTTGGAGTATATGGCTATTGGTTCGGGGGCATCTATTGCTATGGGATCATTGTATACCACCGCCGTATGGAAATCAGCCGAAAAGAGAGTTAAGACAGCAGTTTCTGCTGCTATAGAACTGTCTCCTGGCTGTAGAGGTCCATTGGATTATCTGGCGGTTTAGTTCTTTCTCGCCGAAAACGCCGTTATTTGCGTAGTTTAAGTAGGGCAGCTAGGTCTTTAACCTTAGTGCCACCATCGTACTTCCAAGCATATCCTTCAGCAATCATTTGCTCATTAAGGGACTTGGCATCTGTGCCAATGAATAACCAACCTAAGATTCTTCCATACTTTTCAGAACTATCTGATTTTTCAGTTTGGATTACGATATGAGTAGCACCTTCAAGTTTGTGCTTTAGATAATCTTTTGCTTCTAGTCCGAGTTTTTTCTCTGCTAGATCTTTTGTTCTTGATTCTGGCGTGTCTATTCCTGCGAGTCTGACTCGTGACGTAAATGAGATATCAAATCCAAGATCAATTTCCACATCAATGGTGTCTCCGTCAACAACTTCCAAAACTCTCTTTACTGTATATTCGTACATACTTAAGTGTACCACAGAGATGCTTTAAAAGCCCCCCAGAGCAAATCTGAGAGGCTTTAAGCTATTTAGGGGGTATATTCTATACCCTACTTTTACACTTTATTTAATTAACTTATTATTCATTCCAAAAAATACCTTTTCTAGAAAAATTTTGATCGTGAAAGTTATATTTCCAAGTAATATCATTTATTTTCTTAAAACTATAACCAGCAGATGCAAGTTTCTTCCACATTAAATAATCACACTCTTGTACAGGATCAAAGCCACCTACATTAATCATAGCCTCTGTTCTAACAAGTGCTGTAATTGGAACAATACAATGCTCCTGTAATAATTCTTGAGAAAACTCTTGAGCGTATTGAATAGCATTTATTGGATCTTCTAAAGTACCATTACTAAAAATAACATCATAATCGGAGCAGTACTCGGAAAGCTTACTTAAATGATCTGGGTATAGAATATCATCATCATCAAGAAAGCATACCCATTCAGTGGTAACTGAGTTTAATAATTGATTATAGGTCCAGTGATTACCCTTATGGTTTGTGTCTACCACTATCTTATGTGCTACTGGTTTTAGTTCTTGGTTAGCCACCGACTCTATAGCATTTATTAACATTTCTTTACGTCTTGGAATGCTTGCTGTTAATACTGTTATGTTCATTAAACTATTCCTTCTAATGCCATCTTAATTCCTTGCTCTAAACTAATTTTTGGTGTATAAAAACTAAGCATTTTAGTTGGATCTGCAACACGATATGTAACTCCGACTGGAGCAGTTTTAATATAATTAAATTCTGGACTATAATTATTAAGATTAGAAACTGTTGATGCTAATTCTCTAAATGTAGTGGCTATGCCAGAGCCTAGATTAATTGGACCAATAATATCTAACTCAATAGCCTTGTCTACCGCATCTACAATATCTTGCATATGTATAAAGTCTCTAACCTGATACCCATCTCCCCAAATATCAAACGGATTATCTTTCCTTAATGCTCTTGCAATGTAAGATGGGAATGGATAGTCAAGGTCTTGGTCCGTACCGTACCCTGAAAATGGACGGAATATGTGTGTGCGAATACCTGCCTCTTGTGCAAACCTAGCAAGATATTCTCCTGTAAGTTTTGCCCAACCATAAGTTAAGTCTGGATTTGATATAGCGTGTAAGTCTAGCATCTGCTCTGAAAGTCTTGATGGATTTGCACCAGTTTGGAACTTTGTTGGATAGGCAGCAGAAGAACTAAAATAAACAATTCTTCCTGGTCTTGTACGCATAGCCCAGTTAAACATCTCTGCATCGATAGATAGGTCTGTTGCTACAGAAAGCGGATTACCTTCAATAGTTATCCTGCCACCAACAATAGCAGCAAGATGAATTACCATATCAAAATATGAGTTATCATCTTTAAAGAAATCACGACAGTCATTACCTTCTTTAAGGTCAATACCTACAATGTCGTGATCTTTATACTTACGCATAAAGTATCCACCAACAAAACCTTTATGTCCAGTAATTAAAATTCTCATATTTTTTTTATTTTTTCTAAATCTAACTCAAACTGATTGTTTATATAATCTGAAAATGCAACTTGGTCGGCACTATACATTGATGGATCATTAACCTCTGAATATAATTCATCAACTTCTGACTTACCAAGAGTATAATGCATATGTTCAATAATTACATCTGGATGATAGTAGATTGCATCAAGTTTTTTTCCAAGTAATAGCCAAAAGTCATCAAGGTATAGGTGTTTTTGATTAGGTGGAGCCATATATCCTATTGCACTAATAATATTAGAAGATATCATTACTGATGTAGGAAGATTTTCTTTTTGAAAAAGATCATTTCCATAAGCTAATCCTTTATTTCCAATGCTAGAAGATAAAGTTACATCCCAATCTTTTGTTCTAATTCTATGATCGTCTCCCATAAAAACAATATAATCATAGTCTTTTAAATATTTTAGTGCTACATAATTTAATGTACCGTTCATTCCCATTCTAGGGTTAACTTCATACAACACTCCATCAATTCTTGGATAGTTATCTGCATCATCTTCATCTATTGCAAACATTAAATCTGTTATAGACGAGTTTTCTATAAAAGATTTATAAAAATCAAGCGAGGCTTTTGATCTACTTCTAGTTGGTACAATTAATAATACTTTATTCATTTGTCTCCTTTATACATAATAAAATCTGTGACCATTCAGTAAGCTTTGTATCTATAACTTTATATCCATTATTTTCTATAAGTTCTTTGTATCCTTCAACATCCCAAGCCCAAAGATGATATTCATAATGAGATTCATCGTTTTCTATATATGGACTAGATGCAATTAAGAACTTTGAAGGTAAGTTTTTTATAGTTTTATGGGGGTCTTCTAGATGCTCTAACACTTCTGTCATAACTGCAATATCAGCATATTCTATATCGTTATTTTTAAAATCAGTATACCGAGCATCCACAAGTCTTACATTTTTAGCATAGTCAATATTTGTTGGCATAAGGTCGTAGCCCCAAGACTTATAAGGTTCATCTTTAATTAAATATAATAAACCACCATCACCACAACCTAAGTCTACTATGGTTTTGCCACCCATATTTATAGCTTTTAATACAAAGTCTTTAGTAATTAATAATCTTTCAATGTGTGTTGATTCTTCTAAATGATGAGCAGACTCTCTATCTTTATACCAATCACTACTTACAAAATCAATATTTTCTTTATTGAATAACTTCCATTCCATTACTACTCCTCTATAAAGTCTTGGTCAATACCTAGTTCAGAATATAAGATAAACTCATCATTCATTACAACTTCATCATAAATTAAACCTTCATAAAAAAACTTAACTCTTGATGTATATGCTCCAAAGTTAACAAGTTCAGCAGTTACCTGCTCTTCAATCATCCAAACTAATTTGTGATTCATTAACGATAGCCTCTTGGTGGATCACCCTTAGCACCGTCAAAATGGAACTCAAATCCAAGTGATTCGGCAATCATTCTAAGCTGATGCAAGTATTCCATAACACTTACCCGCTGTCCATCACCCATAGACATAATTTCATTCTCATATGTTCTTACGGCAAGATAAGATGGAAACTCCACAAAATCAACAGTCATCTTTGCATATGGTTGTTTTACAGACTTTAATGCTGCCAGAAGCTCTGGGGTATACTTAGTCACTTATTGCTCCCAATATCTCTTTCCAAACATCCATAGTTTTGTGTGCATTTTTAAGTTGATTGATTTCTCCATCTACTAAGTATACACCACCCCAGACTCCCCATTCAGAGTTTGTTGCACCGTGATTAAAGCAATCTTTGATTACAGGGCATTGAAGGCATACATTAGTATCTACTACTTTAGCAAGATTGGGGTCTTCTTCATATTTGTCAAAGAACATCTCTACATCCATAGATCTACATTTGCCTTTGACTATCCATTCATCTTCTAGCATATTTTTTGGGGACCTTCCAGCCCTGCTCTGTTAGAGCAAATACATTCTTGTATCCCCATTTGCCATTATGAAATGCACCCTGCGGTGAGTAGTAAGCATCAGAGGCTGGTTTAAACTCAACAATGTTCCAACCTTCCCAGAATAGGGACTTATTAGTATCTACGATTTTATTAGCGTAGTTTTCATTTGTAATAAACATTACTATCTTTCTGTTTAAAGGAAAACCCTTATGGCTTTCTCGTTAATATATTATACCTTTAGACTAATTAAATGTCAAGGATTTTATACATATGAAGGATACCATTTTGTTGTTGTGGCATCATATGTCATAGTCAGTGTTCTACTGACTACTGCTGTTGATGCTAAAGCAATGTTTCCTGCGGTTGTAGTTGTAAATATACCTGTAGGGATTAACATTATTTGTCCACCAGTTAATGATATTGGGGATGGAGCAGTAATTGTTGCAATAGCAGCAGTTCCAGAAATAAATACAATAGGTGTGGTCGGAGCAATAGTAGTTGCGCTTGCAATAGTTGGAGCAACAGCACCTGTTGCTGTTAAACCTTTTGCAATTATGTTATTATTAATTGTTGTTGTTCCTGTTGCTGCACCAATAGCTATTGCTGTAGCAGCACCAAATGCATTTACGGTTAAAAGATTAGTATTAAATAATGTAAGTGTACCTGTAGACGTTGATGAAATAGTTGGAGAAGCACCATTTATATTTAATGTTGTTGCTCCAGAAAAAGTTATGGTGCTATTTCTTATAGTTGTTGTACCTGAACCACTTGCACCCATAGTAACTGAAGCAGCACCAAAAGCATTTACTGTTGTTTGGCTAGAATTAAAAATGCTCATAGTTGCTACGTTGCCACTGAAAGTTGCTGCGTTCATTGTTACTGTTGTTGTTGATGCTGATGAACCAATATTAATAGTTGTTGTTGATCCAGATGCTCCACCAGTAGCAAAGTTAATTGATTTAGTGCTTCCGCTTGCTGTTGCATTTGCACTATAGTTATGAGTTATTGAACCTGTTGGAGTTCCACCAATAGTTAATGTAGTTGCTGCACCACCAATAGATAAACTTGTTGTAACTGTATTAAAAGCTGAAAATGTTGCATCTCCAACAATACTTGTAGTAACTGTTGGAGTAGTTAAAGCTGGTGATGTTGCTAACACAACATCTCCTGTACCAGTATATGTACTAAAATCAGTAATGCCATATTCCCAATCAGCAGCGGTTGTTAGTGTTGTTCCAATACAAGTTACCATAGCAGTAGTTCCAGGAATAACAGTAATAATCGCATTTAATCCAGAAGATTGAATTGAAACGTTTCCTGTACTATTATTTACAATATGGAATGTCCATCCAGTACCCAATGTACTTGTTACTGGCAATACAACAGTTTGTGTTAATGTTCCAGTAAATTGTTGATAATAAGAACTTGTATTTGTCAAGGTTGTTGTTCCACCTGCGGTTGCAGTAGAAGTATAGCCCATCAAACCAGCCATAGTTTTATTTGGATTTGCAAAGATAATTGACCCAGTAGCATTTCCAAGCGTAAGAGATGTTGTGGCATTTTCTCCAACAACTAAAGCAAGACCTGTTCCAGATAAAATATTACTATTATTAATTTTAAATACTTTACCTGTTGCAATATTCCAGTTTTCCGATGAAGTCCAGTTAGAGTTTGTGCTATCCCATAAAATAGTTTTATCTGTTGTACCTTTAAGAGTTATACCACCGCCGTTGGCAGTAGTGTCATTTGCTGCTTGTCCAAGAATGTTAGTTACCGTTCCTGCGGTAAATGTTAGCGTAGAACTAATTGTAATAGATGTAGCACTTGCAACAGAAACAACAGTCACTACACCAGATCCAAAATTTCCAGTTCCTGCTGTAGCAGTAATTGTCTGTCCTGGAATTAATCCTGTTGTTGAAGCCATATTGGTGATTGTTGCTGTATACGGACCTGATCCAGATACCGCTCCAATAGTTCCAGTCGCACTTATTGTTGCTGCTATTACAGACCCTAATTCAATATTCTTATCATCAACTACTAACGTATTAGAATTAATTGTAGTAGTTGTTCCATTTAAGGTAAGATCTCCACCAATAATAACATTACCAGTTGTAGTTAATGCATTAAAGGTCGTTGTTCCTGTAAATGTTGGTGAAGCAGATAAAGCAAGGGTACTACCAGTTCCTGTATATCCAGTTAAAGATACACTATTAATAGTTGGAGTAGTAATACTTGCTGAAGTGGATAAAAGAACAGTATTTCCAGTTCCTGTTGTATTTGTTAATGATGTACCATTAACCTTAAACACATTATTTGCACCAGCAGTATCAAAAGTTTTATTTGTGAATGTATCAGATGTGGCTTTACCAACTAATGTATCAGTCGTTGATGGTAAAGGAAGATATAGATAAACATCTGATGATGATGGATCTGGTGGAATTAAAAATAATTCATAAGCATTATCTGTTGCACCTTCAAAAACAATA